TACTAACATTGACTTTATACCGATTGTCCCTCTTTATACCTGCCGAACTGGTTTCATGACAGGCCGACCACCATACCGCGACATTGCAGACTTAAACGTGCGCCACTGGCAAAGCAGATCAAGCCAAGACCATATTCTAGATTTTGTTCGATTCCCTATGCTGTTTGGTAAAGGGCTGAAGCGTAACGATGACGGACAAATTGAAGTTGGTGTTAATAGGCTTATCGAAGGTGAGGCCGATGAGAATAGCGACCTGAAGCACGTTGAACATTCTGGCGCAGGTATCGAGGCTGGAGCTAAGGACTTGAAAGACATTGAAGATCAGATGGACGCGCTATCGAAACAGGTGTTGACTCGCAACAGTGGGAACATCACAGCAACTGCTCGCGCAATTGACGAATCAAGCTCAACAACCGACATTCAAGCACTTGAGAACATAGTTGAAGACACGTTAAACACCGTCATTTCCTACATGGGCGCATGGGTCGGCAAAGAGTATGGCACAGTATCACTTGACGCTGACTTAAGCCTGAGCAGCGACAATGAAGCAGACAACAAGATGTTGATTGATATGTACGATCGGCAGATGGTTAGTAAGCAGACGGTTACTAATGGAGCAAAACGTCGTAGCGTGTTACCAGAGGATTACGACTTTGAGGCTGACCAGAGCAATATCGAATCAACGGAGGTGAACTAATGTTTGAGATGTTCCCAACAGTGTTTACTGTAAATGACCTTGTTTTTAGTGGCATGAAAAATCAGCCAACGAAGGTTAGCGGTCGAAGAAGAGGCCAACGACGCAAACAGCGTGATTGCTAATGATACCTAAGAAGCTATTTGACGCGACAGTTATCCATCAAGTAAACCTAACCCGCCGAGCTAACGGAATTGTGCGTGACGTTTTCTTATTGCTGAAGGAAGCAGAGAACGACATTATCGCACAGATCATCATCATTGACCCAACTGGAGTGAGTAAACGATACCAAGCGGCACGACTGCAAAAGTTGCTTGAATCGGTACGTGAGCGCATTGTTGAAGTCTCTAAGGTGATGAATGCAAGCGTTAAGGCTGAGCTTCAAGGCTTGTCAAAGTATGAGGCATCGAACCAAGCAAAGATGCTCGTTAATACGATACCAATTGACATAGCTATTGCTGTTCCTGCTACCGACGCACTTGTTGCACTTGTTACCACCACGCCAATTGAGGGTAGATTCTTCAAGGAGTGGATGGATACCTTCACCAGGGCATCAATTGACCAACTAAATCAGCAAATTAGAATAGGTGTTCTGGAAGGTGAAACGCAAGCCGAGATAGTTCGAAGGATTCGCGGGACATCGATCAGCAACGGAACTGATGGCGCAATGCAGGTTAGGCGCAACGCAGCACAGCAACTTGTTAGGACTTCTGTCAACCACGTTACTAACGAGGCGCGACAACTTACATGGGCGCAGAATGATGATGTTGTGAAGGGGTGGAAGTTTGTCGCAACGCTGGACTCAAGAACAACATTGACATGCATCAAATTGAACGACTTAGATTTAGTTTATCCGATAGGCGAAGGGCCAAGACCTCCAAGGCACAGGCAATGTAGATCAACGACAGTATCAGAGTTGAAAAGCTGGCGAGAATTAGGTGTTGACATTAACGAGTTTGACGCTGGACAGCGATCAAGTTTAACTGGTTTGGTTCCAGCCGATACAACCTATAACGCATGGTTAAAGACTCAGCCTGTTGGAATACAGAAAGATGTTCTCGGAGTGACAAGGCAAAAACTATGGGCTGACGGTAAGATTGATGTAAGCGGATTCGTTGATAATCAAGGCAGAACCTATACTCTTGATGAACTCGCAAAGAAGGACGATTTATTGTTTGACAATTAAATTTATTAATGTATAGTTGAACGACTGTCGGTGGGTAGGCCAGTCTGGTTAGGTCTTCCCGTTTGGAACGGGAAAGTCGCAGGTTCAAATCCTGCCCCACCGACCAATCTAAAAGGAGTTGTCGTGAAAAAAACAAAGATTTATTCACAAAACATAGAACAGTCAGCGTTAGACCAATTCGAAGACGCTATGTCGCAAGAGTTTGTGGTTAGTGGAGCATTGATGCCAGATGCCCACATGGGATATTCTCTTCCTATCGGTTCAGTAGTCGCTACGTCTGGAGTAGTTGTCCCCTCATGGGTTGGTTATGACATAGGGTGTGGGATGTGTGCTGTCAATACTGGCATCAAAGCTAACACGATCACTACTCACGCAGATGCATTGTATTCTGACATTTTATCATCCGTACCTGTAGGGTTTAACCACAATAAAAAAGAAACTAAATGGGATGAGAAGCCTGAATGTACAGCGTTCGCCAGTGCTGTCTTTAATAAAAACGGATTGAGGCAGTTAGGGTCACTTGGTGGCGGGAATCATTTCATTGAGCTTGGTCGCGGAAATAGTGGTGACTTGTGGGTAGTTGTACACTCTGGATCACGGGGAATTGGTCACTCAATAGCACGACATTACATGATGGTGGCCAGTAATAGCACTAAAGCAAAAGAGGGACACTTCCAGTTAAGCGTTGATAGTGTTGATGGTAGAGGATACATCACTGATATGAAGTTCTGTGAGGATTTCGCTCTTGCAAATAGAGAAGAGATCGTCAAAAGGGTGCTGAAGTGTATTTCTGATAGATTAAGCATTGAAGAGATAACGGTAAAGCAGTTTATCAATAGAAACCATAATCACGCAGAACTAAAAGATGGTTTGTGGATTCATAGAAAAGGTGCTACTCACGCAGACAAAGGAATGTTTGGCGTTATTCCTGCAAATATGCGTGACGGTTCTTTTATTGTTGTGGGGAAGGGGAACGATGGCTCTTTATGCTCAAGTTCGCACGGTGCAGGAAGGGTGTTCGGGCGTAGGGTAGCAAAGGAAGCATTAGACGTTGACACTTTCGCACGTTCAATGGATGGCATTGTTGCAAACGTAAGCAGCTCAACTCTTGATGAATCGCCAGCGGCATACAAGGATATTTTTACAGTCATGTCTGAGCAGGAAGATCTTGTTGAAGTTGTTGACCATGTGAAGCCAATAGTAAATGTTAAGGGTTAGTGGCGTTGACGTAATAACTTAATAACTATAAAAAAACAAAATAAACTAAGCCACACACTTAACGGTGATGTGGCTTTTTTATTGACTTTTGTTTGCAATCGTGTAACGTGTAGTGTGTGATTGAGTTACACACTATGTACGCACTGAGTAAATTAAACGGAAATTGGCGTGATGCCACCAAATGTAACGGGATTGATTCCCAAAGAATAAGGCGAGATGCCGAAAGGAACGAAGATGGCTTGGAAGAAGGATGCAGAAGGAAAGCTCGTATTGGACGCAGAAGGAAACCCGTTTTATGTCGGCGGTGACGGTAATGAAGTCGCGATAAACGGTGAGTATGTCGGGCAATTACGAGGCGAGGCAGCAGCTAACCGCAATGAACTTAAGAAAGCGAAAGAGCAATTATCTGCATTTGACGGGATTGACCCTAGCGCAGCAAGAGAAGCTGTAACAAAACTTAAAGATATTGACCTATCAAAGATGATTGACGCAAGCAAGTTGGACGAGGTTCGGGGTGAAGTCTCCAAGTCGTTTCAAAGTAAGATTGATGAGCTGACTGGCCAGCTAGGCGAGCGAGATAAAAACATTCACGGCCTGTTGGTATCGAACGCTTTTAAAGGTTCAAAGTTCATCAGTGAGAAAACAGTATTACCACCTGATGTTGCAGAGAGTTTTTTTGGTAAAAACTTCAAGGTTGAGAATGGTGTTGCTGTAGGGTATGACGGAAGCGATCCAATTTACAGCCATCAAAACCCCGGACAAATTGCTGGAGTCGATGAAGCGTTGGAGATTATGGTTAACTCTTACGCTGGTAAAGACAGCATACTCAAGGGTTCAGGGGCAACAGGTACAGGCGCACAAGGTAGCGTCAACGGACAATCAGGCGGCAAGACAATGAACAGGCAGCAATTTGATGGCATTTCACCGCAAGAGCAAGCAGGTTTTGTAAAAAGCGGCGGTGCTGTAACCGACTAATAAAAAGGTTTGAATAATGGCTAATACACTTACAGGGTTAATCCCAACTTTATACTCAGCACTAGACGTTGTTTCACGTGAGCTGGTAGGCATGATTCCTTCAGTTACACGCGATCCTTCAACAGATCGTGCAGCAGTAGGTCAAACGGTAAGCTCGTTTGTTGCCCCCGCTTCAACGGCAACAAACATCACACCTAGCGTTACACCGCCTAACGATGGTGATCAGACTATCGGTAAAAAGGATATTCTAATCACCAAGTCTCGCCGTGTTCCTATCCGCTGGAATGGTGAGCAGACACTTGGCGTTGACAACAATGGCCCGGGTCAGCAAAACATCCAAGTACAGCAAATGGCTCAAGCATTCCGAACGCTAACAAACGAGGTTGAACTTGACCTGTGTGGTCTATATGTTGATGCTTCGCGCGCCTATGGTACCGCTGGCACCACACCGTTTGCAACAACTCTTGCAGACTCAGCGCAAGGCCGTAAGATGCTTTCAGATAACGGCGCTCCAGTCAATAGCGGTATGGGACGCATGGTGTTTGACACCGCTGCTGGCGCAAACCTCAGAACACTGGGCCAGTTGACTAAGGCAAACGAGGCAAACGACGATTCAATGCTACGGCAGGGCGTATTGCTTGACTTGCATGGCTTTGAGCTTCGCGAGTCTGGACAGATTCAAACTGCGGCGGCTGGTACTGGTGCAAGTGCAACAACTGACGCAGCAGGGTATGCAGTGGGAGCAACAACCATCACTCTTGCTTCAGCTGGCACTGGAACGATTGTGGCTGGCGACGTGATCACATTTGCTGGCGATGCGAACAAGTACGTTGTTGAATCTGGAGACACTGACGTTTCAGATGGTGGGACAATCACACTTGCTGCACCGGGCCTTCGTGTAGCGATCACAACCTCAGCAACAGCAATCACGGTTATTGCAGCAGCAGCTCGCAATATGGCATTTACTGAGAATGCAATCGTTCTTGCTTCCCGTATGCCAGCACTACCTAATGGCGGTGACTTGGCAGTTGACCGCATGACTATGGTTGACGATCGTTCGGGCTTGGCGTTTGAGATTGCAGTTTATGAGCAGTATCGCCAGTTGCAATACGAAGTTTCTCTAGCGTGGGGTGTGAAAACCATCAAGCCTGAGCATTTAGTATTGCTACTTGGCTAAAAATCACAACACCACCCCTGTTAGCGCGGGGGTGGTAACGAGGTGACAAATGGAAACAGTAAAAGTTAAGTGCAAAAAAGTAAAAGGGAACGATACTGGGTACTATGTCTGTAACAAAGATGAAGTCCCTAAAGGCGCTCAGATTATCAAGGAAGACGATAAGTAATGGCAACGCTAATTGTCGAAGATGGCAGCGATGTTGCTGGTGCTAACACTTATGTTGATATTGCCTACGTTGACACATACGCGCTAGACCGTGGACTTTCAATGTGGACAGGAACGGCAGACGAAAAGAACGCGGCTATCCTAAACTCAATGACATACATGGAGCAACAACCGTACAAGGGTTACCCATCAACAAGCACACAGTCGCTAGTGTGGCCTCGTTTTGGCGTTACTGTTAATAGTTGGGAGATTAGCTCAGATGTCATTCCTTCACAGTTAACAAAGGCGCAAGCGGAAGCGGCAATTCGATCATTAACAGCACCGCTGTCACCTGATTTGAAACGTGGTGGTGCAATCAAGAAGCGTAAAGTTGATGTGATTGAGACAGAGTATTTTGCTGGAGCATCAAACGCAACGACCTACCCAGTAATCAATCAACTATTGGCTCCATTGCTTAAATCGTCAACAACGCTGGTGTTATCGTAATGGACTATCAAGATATAGCTGAAGAGGCATCGTGTGCCATCGCTGATGCTGGAACAACACTCACTATTAAACGCTCGGTGTCTGGCGTAACAGACCCAATTACAGGCATTACAACAGGTGGTACAGTTGACCTCCACACCGTAACTGGGGTGAAGCTACGGTTTAAGAATACAGACATTGACGGAACGCTGGTAAAGTCTGGAGATTTGCGGATCTTGCTATCAGTTGAAGGATTGACAGTCATTCCAGAATCAACAGACACCATCATGATTAGCGGTATTGATTGGAAGATCATCGACGTTAAGCCGCTTGAACCAGCAGAGATTGTTGTTTTGTATGAGTTGCAGGTTAGAAGATAATGGCAGAGTTTACGCTCGACATAGCAAAGTTTGTTGAGAAGGCAAAGGTCAATCCAGAAAAAGCAACGAAGAAGGCATTTTTTGATGTAGCAAACAGGATAGTTTTTAGAACGCCAGTGCTTGACGGTTTCTTGAGGAACAGTTGGTACGCTGGGGTTAATCAGCCCAACACATCAACTGGGGCGGCAGCAGACAAATCAGGGCGCGGATCACTTGGTAGTATTGAATCTGCTATAGGCAAGAAAACAAGCGGTGACTTTTCGCTATATCTTAACAACCCGCTTCACTATGGGCCTCGTATTGAGTTCGATGGATGGTCAAGCGTTAAAGCACCAGCTGGAATGGTAAGAGTTTCAATCGCAGAGTTTCAAAGTGAAATTGACAAAGCAGCAAGGAGCCTAAACATATGAGCGCAACAGCACATGATTATATTGAGAGCGCAATGCGAACGCAACTTGCTACCATGGTCGGAGTCTTGCCTATTGCATGGCCAAACGATAACTACACGCCTGTTGTTGGCACTCCATATCTTCGATTTAACATTCTTTTCTCAACACCTAACCAACTTACTCTCGGAGTAGCTGGCCTCAACCAGCAACTAGGTTTTGTCCAAGTTGACGTTGTTTATCCTTCAAGCGGGGGCAACGGACTCTCTAGGCAGATGGTAGGCAAGATAGCAGATCAATTTAAACGGGGCATAGAGCCAACATTTGCAGGCCAGAAAGTGACAGTGTTAAACGTCTATCCTTCAGGCTCAATATCAGATGCAGATTGGTACACAGTGCCAGTGACTATTAATTTTAAAGCATGTACAGAAAACTAAAGGGGTAGATTATGGGATGCGGTGCAAGCGGCTCACGCCACGATATATACTACGTTGAAGAAGTAACGGCAGGGGTAACACCCGACACTCCAGCATTTAAAGAGTTTCGCAACGGCACATGGGATGTAAATTATGACATTCCAGAAGTTGAAACTGCTGAAATGCGTAGTGACGGAAATGTTGCCAATGTCGGCACAGGAAACGAACAAGGCAGCGGATCAATCTCTTCACCATTTGCAGCGCTTGCATTCGATGACGCCTTAGAGGCTCTTTTCCGCAGCTCTTGGGTTGGAGATGTGCTTAAGAATGGAACAACCGAACGTTCGTTTACCTTTGAGAGTCGATTCCTCGATATTGCTCAATATGTTCGCGACCAATACCAAGTTTTTAGCTCGTTAACTCTTACCATTGACCCGGGCGCAGAAGTTACAGCGGTGTGGGGATTTAACGGCGGGGCACGAACTGTTGCTCAGACAATTATCACAGGGGCAACATACACGCCAGCAGCAACAAACGCACCGTTTGATAATTTTCTAGGAACATTGTCAGAAGGTGGAGTCACTAGCGCAATAGTAACGAGCTTGACAGTGACAATCGACCTAGGGACAACAGTGACGCACGAAGTAACAAACAAAACTCCAGCGTGTATCTCGACAAAGGTTTTCAATGTTACAGGGTCGGCAACAATGCAGTTTATCGACGAAGTAATGATGAACAAGTATCTGAACGGCACAGAGTCAAGCCTTGAATTTTCGCTAGTAGACGGTACAGCCACACAAACACACCTGTTGCCTCGCATTAAGTACAACAGCGCGACAACACCGAAAAACGGCACTGACGATATTTTTATCACTCTTGGCTTCAGAGCGTTACTTGACCCTACAGAAGCAGCAACCTACAAAATCACACGGAGCTAACAATAATGGACATTGCAACACTCAAGATTGACGATAATCACGATGTAAAGATCACCCTTCCTAACGGTGAGGAAACTGATATTGTCATCACTGTATGTGGCCAAGACTCAGACACATATAAGGCTATCTCTCGTAAGCAACAGAATGCACGTTTAAAGGACATGCAGCGCGGCAGGAAGTCGGCAGCCACGGCAGAAACTTTAGAGGAACGTGGGCTTGAACTACTCGTTGCTTGCGTTACTGGTTGGGCTGGTATTCAAGACGGGGACAAAGACCTTGAATGTAATGCTGAAAACGTAAAGATGGTATTTGAAAAACTGCCATTCGTTAAAGAACAGATTGATGTTGCAATTGGTGATCGTGCAAATTTTATGAAGAGCTAGACGAACAACTGATGGCCTATGCTCACTTCAACGCAGAGGTAGAGCATAGGCCGAACGGGAAGTCTAGCATACGACAGCAACTTGAGCAGGTAGAGAAAACAACAGGCGTACCTCACGAAAAGCTATTAAACGCACCTGAACTGCCAGAAGAATATCAACATGTGTGGTCATGGTTCTGTGAGTTGTTCAGTGGTGAAGTTCCATCATACCAAGAAATGCAAGCATGGTCACAGTTAACAGGAAACATCGTACTACCAAGAGAATTCAACCTCATAAGGCGTTTAGCCAGAAAGTTTTTAGAGGTAGAAAATGGCAGACATAGCAACGCTACAGGTTAAAGTTACATCAAGTGGGCTAACAAAAACCAATAAAGAGTTGGACACATTTGAGAAGACGGGTAAAAAGGCGGACACCGCCACATCAAAGCTAAACAAGTCACTGGCTGTCATGTCTAGCCTGTTTGTTGCTATAGGTGGCATTCAGGTTGTAAGACAGATTTCAAAGGTTGGCCTTGAGTTTGATAGAATGGAACGATCCATAGCCACTGCAACAGGTTCAACGGCTTTAGCAAGGGAAGAGATAGCGTTTCTAACTCAAGAGACTAATCGGCTCGGTGTTAACTTACTACAAACAGGTAAAGCCTATGCTCAACTATCAGCAGCGGCAAAAGGGACAGCGATAGACCAAAATGAAGTTCGTGAAATATTCACGGCTGTGTCTGAAGCGTCTATCGTTCTTGGGTTGTCTGCTGACGATACAGGCGGTGCAATGCGAGCATTAACACAGATCATGTCAAAAGGTACTGTTCAGGCTGAAGAGCTTCGTGGCCAACTAGGCGAGAGAGTGCCAGGAGCATTTCAAATTGCAGCACGTTCAATGGGCGTTACCACTCAAGAACTAAACAAAATGCTTGAACAGGGCCTTGTTTTGTCCGATGACTTCTTGCCGCGATTTGCAAAGGAAATGCGTAACACTTTCGGCTCTCAGGTTCCAGCAGCGATAGAAAGCGCACAAGCATCATTCGCAAGATTTGAAAATAGTGTAGCAACGCTAGAGAATCAAGTTTCGAAAACTCTAAACAGGATCCTCGCGGATAGCGCAGACATGTCAAGGGGGGTTATTGATTCATTTACTGATTTCGGCAGACGTTTTGCATTATCTGCTAGAATACTGGAAGAGGTTGAAGGTGGTTTCATCTCTAATGCTGAAGCAGCTAGATTGTGGAAATTAAGCACAGCAGAGGCAGAGGAAGAAATTGACAAGCTAAACAAGTCATTAAACTCTTTACCTCAGGCTAGTATATTTGACATATTGCCTGAAGTTGTCGCAGACTCAGCAATGGCCGTTGAGGCATTTAATCAGCAGCAGCTATTTAAGACTGTTGAGTTAATCAAGCAACAAGCTCCAGCATTGCAAGAAGCAATAGGACAATGGGAGTCATACCTCTCAACGCTGCAATCAAAGTACGAAAGCACTTTCTCAACGCTAAAGTCACAACAGTCATCGCTATTTAATTTGCAAATTAACAACGCTGACTTAATTCGCAGCATCGAAGATAAAGACCTCTCTCCCAAAAAGAAACGCGCAGCAGACATACGCGCTCTTGAGGAAAAATCTGCACTAGCTGGGCAACTAGAAGGAGACGAGAAAATTGCTTTGCTTGGGCAAGTCAATCAAGCATGGGCAGGGCTAACTGGTGCAGTTGAGGACAATGGTCGCGTAGTTGTTAAGGAGAGGAGAGCAACAGCAAAAGCTCTTGCTGCTATCCGTGAAAATGCAGCTCTCATGGAAGCGGAAAAGCAAAAGCAGATCACTGCATCGCAGGAAGCTCTCGACGGGCTTAGCGAGTCAATCGTTAAAGCTGAAGCGATGGTTTCTGAGTACAAAGATCAACTAAAAGAGTTAGCTGAAGAAACGGCTGCATTGACTGAAGAGGTTGAAGTTAATATCAGCACTGACAAAGCAACCGCAGCTATTAAAAAACTGAAAGCCGAGATCGACAAGCTAAACGCCTCACTCAATACCGATACTGGCCTAGCTACTCCGCCAACTGGGTATTCTAGCGGCGGATACACTGGCAGCGGTGGAAAGAATCAGCCAGCAGGTATCGTTCACAAGGGCGAGGTTGTGTTTAGTCAGGCCGATGTTAAGCGCCACGGCGGGGCAAGTGCAGTAAATAACATGAGGTTGCGAGGATATGCTGACGGCGGTGTTGTTGGGAGAATACAGGAAAAACTTACGGCAGCTGGGAATACTTCTGACAAGGTTGATGCGGCAAGGCTCGAAAGGAGCGCTGGGGTAATAGCTGGTGGCCAGAGGTTCCAAGATAGGGGCAACGCGCTAGCAAGTGGATTCTACGGACAATGGGACGCTATAACAAACTTTGTCCAGAGTATTGACAGCGTTGACAGATTATTTCAAGTTAGAAACGAAGTCCCAAATATAGCCTCAGGTAGCCAATTTACAAACGCTTTAAACAAGCACACATTTGACGAGCTAAACAAGAGGCTAATTGAGTTGACCGAAGGCATAGCGGCTGGTTCAGGTGGCGGTGGTGGTTCAATCAATATCAACTTGACTAGCGGGGCTGCAACTGGCGACAGGCTAGCAAGGGACTTACAGCCAGCATTGAAGCGGATGCAAAGGAGGACTGTAAATGGCTAAATTACGATTTATCCACGCGAACGGTTCTTTCAATACTGACAGCTATTTTAGCTCTGACGATGGCGAGATAACACTTTATCAGCCACAAGAAATAAGTACTGGCGCGGAGGAGTTTAATTATCCTTCGCGCCGCACTGACAGAAAGCGGCCGTTAAGTTTTACGGCAATGATACCAGCAGACAAGGCAGCGTTTGAGCTGTTTTACACAGACACAGTTGACGGTATGTGCGAGCAGTTCACGCTCCGAGACTTTAGTTTTCTAACTCCATACACTTTCGATTCTACGGAGTGGACTTTTGACTCGACAGAAATCACGTTCGATAGCGACCATTTAAGCGTCGATGG